TAGGAGGACTAGAAGGAGGAGGAGTGTAACTCTGTCCAGACGTTTGTTGACTTGATGTGTCAACTGTGTCAGTTTGAGGGATACTACTTGTATCAGGTTGACTCGTTGTAGTGGTGTTGGAAACATTTGTTTGTACCTGTGCTGATGAAACTGTGGTGATTGGTGTTGTTGTAGACATCATGCCTCTTGATGTCCGACTTTCCTGTGGTGTATCATATATTATCATATCATTACCAGTGTGTTTTACACCAGTCATTTTAGTACCATTTGACATAATATGGAAAGCACCATAATATGGTTCACCATTTATAAATCCTACAATACCTGCGTTACGAGGAGAAATGCAATCTATGACTTGTTTGACTTTACCTTGATATTCAGGTCTTGGTGTTAATTGTGCCTTTAAAAGTGCTCCTGTCCCTGTATTTGATATAACTTCCATTACAGGAAGAGTTGTATATGGTTCTAAATTATTTGTACTTGGGTTAGGTGGAATTACATTTAATATTCTGCCTTGTTCATCAAGGAACATATCATAAACATTTCCTTTATCATCAACCACTGTGTCATTCTGTGTATAATTTTGACCTGCATCCACAACAACGACATGATCAACTGTGTATACTCCATCATCTCCTTCCTCTGGTTCTATAACTGGATAGTTTGTACCTGAACTAACAATATACACATCAGTAACTTGTTGGAAAGTTGGAGACGATGGATCATAATCAACCACTGCCCTAGCGACTGCACCATATCCATTACGACAAGTATCTGTAATCTCAACAAATGGTGCTGATGTATATCCTGAACCTCCACTTTGTAAATTAATTCCAATTAAACTCGCAGTTTGAACAGCAAATGTATCACTTATAATAGATCCTAATATGGGTGAACCAGTCGCACCAGATCCTCCACCACCAAAGAGATTAATTTTAATGCCAGAGCAATTAAGAGGAGGTCCAGTATAACAATCACTTAATGTGCTACTAAAACCTGGTGTGCTCACATCAGGTCTCATAAAATCAAATAAACCAAGATTTCCGATAACTCCACCAGGACTTGCTGCTGCCTCTTTTAGTTCCTGTGCTGCATTTGCAATGCTAAGAATATCACCTGCAATGTTCTCAAGATTTATATTAAGAGGACCTATTCCAAGTAAAAAACCATTTGTTTTTCCGCTTAAATCTGCGTTCTGTACATCACAATCATCAAATATTTCAGCAATTCCTAATATACCCTCTGCCTTATCTCTTAATAAGTTCTCAATATTTGCATCAGGAAATATACTGGCAACACCTTTTAATCCATCTTCAAGTTCTGAATTAATACCTTTAATGATGTCATTAAATAGTGCACCTATAAATTGGTCTCCTATACAGTCTGTAAAATTTTCAACATTATTTACAAAATCTGTGAGTAAACTTGCAACATCAAGTTTTAATTTATCTGTAATATTTTTGACGATACAAGGAATGCTATCCTGTATTTTTAGTATAGGATCAACCATTGATAATTGTGCTTCTTGTGCAGCCTTTTTTGCAAGCATAATATTTCCAGTCTTGTTCAAAACATCACCAAATACATCTTTATATTGTTTATGCAAACCACTGTTTAACTCTGGTGCTAAACTATCAAATGTAGTGCCCACCATATCATTTATCATTCCTTTTGATGCTGAAACTATTTCATCTGCACCATCAAATATACCCTTGAATGTATTTTTAAAAGTCGCTGAATTGACAGTTTGTAGTGTATTTTCAAGAGTTGTTTTTATATTATTAAATGCTTTTGAATTTGTATCTTGTCCTTCTGCACCACCAGCAAATATAATCTTTTGACCTATAGCACTAAATGCTTGAGTAGTTGGAAAACCATACTTTTTCTTTAATCCCTCTACTATATCTTTTGTCTCAGATAAACCAGTTTGTAATTTACCCGACTCTAATAATTGTTTTGCTTCATTTGATGCTTCACTTAATCTTTTTTGCAATTCACCTGAATCTATAACTTGTTTTAGTTGTGCTTCACCTTTTTTTAATTGTTCATTTAATTTTTCTTCAAGTTCTTTAGTTACAAATGTCGGTGATTTCTGACTATGTTCTGATGAACCTCCACTTTCATTTTTTGCAATAAAATTTGTATTTGGTTTTATTTTACTTGTATATCCTGTAAATGGTTCAAATGGTGAGGTATATTCATCAGATCCACCATAATATTCAGGATTATTGGCAAATATACCCATAATAACAGGTAGTTGTGCATCATCACCATCAAGAAAAAATCCCATAACAACATCACCTGGTGAAATACGAAGTGATCTTGCACGATTGGCTTTCCCTGATCCACCTTGAGGAGACAATAATACTTGTGCCCAAGGTAAGTCATCATTTGCTAATTCAGTTTCATTAGGAGGATGATAACCATATATTCTAACTTTAAGTCTACAACCCCAAGCGTTTCCTATTTCATTTAATTGATCTCCTTGAGCGTCTTCTGGTGCAATTTGTCCAATCCACCAACGGAATCCATCTTTACCTAAGAAGTTAGTTTTGAGTAAATTATTTTCTATCATTTTCTTCCTGACGAATCTCTAACTATTTTTAATTTTGTGTAAGAACCCTTTCCATCAAAATAATGAGCTAGTTCACTAATCATATATAGACCACTAGATTGTTCGTCAGGACTCTTTTTCTTTTCTCTATCAATGCTTGGAAATATGCATCGTATTATACTACCAGCAGTTAAATTTGTATTGAGTGGCACAGTGATTTCTACTACTTGTGACATTAATTGATTATATCTCATCATTGACTGTGCTTGAGTTTTTGCTGGATCAGCATTTCTCTCAACAGGATCATTCCATCCCTTATCAGTTGTAGTTTTTTCTACAGTCCCAACATCTAACATTCCAACAAATATACGAGTTGGTAAATCACCCAAGGATTTACTATCATCATCACTTATAGAAGGTAAAGTTATTTTTTGATCTCCTAAATTATTAATACCATCATCACCCATATAATCAGAGGATTTAAAATGCCTTATATCTGGTTTAAATGATACTGGATTTATATAATATCTCTCACTACTATATGCTCCTCTCCTTAATTTACCTAATAAATCCTGATTTCGATCAATATTATATTTTATAATCTTAAAGTCTTTACTTGGATCGTCAAATTTAACAACACCAGGAGTATAAGTATAATCTTCACTAGATGGAGATTGATCAATTAAATTATCAACTGACCTGAAATTAAATCCCTGTTGTGTTTCATAAAATAAAAACCCTGCAGTACTATCTTTACCTGGACCATTATATGCAACAGATTTTGATGCTAACCAAGTAATAATTGAAAATGGTTTTTTTAAATTACCAATAAATCCATATTTGTTTTGTGTTGTATCTATTGTACCTATTTTATCTGATTTTAAATATTTTTTTATAATATCTTTTACAGAATCAGAAATTGTTTGTGAGGTAGGAAATTTTCTTCCTACTCGAACTGTTTGATTTGTAATTGATTCTCTTGATACAAGATGCAAGGTAAATATTTCTTTTTCAGCATCGACAGTTACATTTGATATTGAACCAATATAAAAGTATTGTGTTACGTCTTTTGTAAAATCTAGTCCTTTATTTGTTTTTGAATTACCTGCTATTTTTATCATAACTCTTTCTCCACCTCTTAATGGAAGTCCATTGTAAATACCCTGCTTCTTACCATCATCACCTTTAATTGTACCACCAGTATTAACAACAACCACAGTTCCTGTAACTGATGGTGCTAAGATATTTTCATAATATACAAATCCAACTACACCTTGAGAGATATCAACAGTCCTTTGACCATCTGTAGATTCTATTATAAATTTTTCGTAAATTGATGGGTCTACTGCTGCCATTTTAAATAGTATCTAATATTAATGAGTGAATTTTTTTCAATGAATCATCTTGTTTCTTAAAATCAAAATTAATTTTTCCACCACTAGTAAAACTTGGCATTTGAATATTAGGATTGTTAAATCCAATCTCTTTAAATATTATTGTTGGACGATCTTTTTTAAAAATCTCCTCTAAATTATATTGCATTTTACCCATACTGTCAACAAAATTATTATTATTTTCACCCTCATTATGAATTTTTAAAGACATTATTTCAGGTCTATCATCACTTGGTACACCTTTAATATTCTGAGCTTTTATATTATTACCTACTGCTACAATCTCACTTCTTGTAAATTTACTTCCTCCATCAGGTCTTCTCTTACCTATAGATTTAATTTTTCCATTTGGTTGTAATACATGATAAAAAGATTGTTTATTTCCTTGTCCACCCTTTGTTACATAGTAGTCACCTGCTTGAGGTGTACCCATTGAAGTGCTATCGTCAGAATCTAAGTTTTTTTCTCTCTTAATATCTTCATCTGTTGCTTCTGTGAATGCACCTGCTTCAATACCACTAGAACTAGTACCAGTGCCACCAGTAATGCCACCGCCACTGCTTTGAGCACCACCACTACCACTACCACCACCACCGCCAGGACCAAATACTGCCGATCCTTTTTCAACTTCACTAGTCACTTTATTTTTTTTATCATCATATACATTTTTAAGTCTTGTTGAGGACTTATTCAATTTGTCGAGATTCGCTATAAGTTCTTCTTCACCTTGATTTTCTTCTAATCTTAGTTTTTCATCTTGTTCATCATCAGGTCTAAATGCAGTTATTTGATTTTTGTCAGAGGTATCATCTTCAGATTCATCTCCTTCATTAGTTCCATCCTCAGAAACCATCCCTTCTCCAACCTGATCCTCATTAGGGATAATTACTTCTCCACCCTCCACAACACCAGGTACATCGGAAGTACTTGAAGCTATATCTCTACCAAAATCTAAAAATCCACGTTGAAACTCTTTAGTAAGATCCCTTGCTCTATTTTCCGTATCTTTTAATGTTTTGTCAGATTCTCTTTTGAAATTAAGAAAATCGAATTTAGGAAAAGAATCTATAGCAGCTTTAATACCATCACCAATACCAGTTAGAAAATTCTTTATACCATCAAGAAAAACAGTTAAAAATCTTACTGCTTTTCTAATAAAATCAATTACTTTTCGTATTGCCTTTATTATTTCTGGTAATTTTGTTACAAACCATCCAATAAGAATAATACCAAAAAAATCAAGTATTCTACCTAAAAATCCTCTTGTGCTTCTTTGAACTATATTACCCTCTTTTTTTGTAGCACCAGTAATAGTAGATGCTTCTAGTTCATCTTCTCTTTGTTTTCTTCTTACATTCTCTCTTCTCTTTCTAAAATATTCATTTTCCTTAGATATCATTTTCTCATTAAAAACATTGCTTCTTCTTGTTGTTTTTGCAATTTCAGATGCAATAACATTGGATCTTTGTAAACTCTTAGAAAATTGCGTAGCAGAACGTCGAATCGAATTAATACTAATCGATGATCTTAAAAGTGACTTTCTTTGTTCTGACATTATACTGTGTTAAGATTAAAATTTAATATAGCAGCAAGATAATCATCAGAATTAGGATTCAATGAATCAATGATGGGTGTACCATCTACACCTTCCTTATCATCACCTCCACCAGCTATACCCGTACCCCCAGAAACACCACCACCACCTTGTGATGCATTAATTATATTTGCTGTATTATCATTTAATGCTAGATTATTACTATCTCTTTTAAATGGAATAATTCCTTTTGATGTATCATCAACTCTTAATGAAGATATTTCAAGTGCATTAGAATTAACATTTTGACTTTCACCTTTCTTATCAAAAACTGCACCTCTAACTTTCTTCTTTGTTTCTTTATCTACACCTGAAATTGCCATACCAGTTTCAGTTGCAATTTTATCAGCTTCAAGGGAGAATTTTTCAAGATCAACTAGTCCCCCTGTTAGTTTTTTAGTTTGTTCGGGGAATAAAAATCCTACTAAACCTAGAAAACCTCCAACTGCTTTACCAATGGCAAATCCTTTAGCTGCAAGACCAGCAGAAGTTAACGGTGCAAATGGACCACCTAATAGACCAAGAAGTGCTCCTACTCCAGCAAATATTCCACCTACAGTCATACTCGTAGCTTTAATAAAAGCAGTAAACAATCCAAATTGAGTAACTGCTCTTGCAAATGATGTAATTAATGCTTGTAATGGTTGAAGTCCTGCTCTTTCCAACTCTGCTTTTCCCGTAAAAGTCTCAAGAGCAATTATCAATGGTGCGAAAGCTCTGTTAAACATTTTATTGAGTCCACCACTCTTACTAAACTTAGATAAATTTTGCCCTATTTTTGTTTGACCAAATCTATTCATCATTTTTTGAATAAATGGGTACTTCATTAAATCATCAGCTGCTCCCTGAAAAAAGTTTTTAACTGCTTTGGCGATCCTATTCTGAAAAATAAATCCAAAAGGTATCAAATTTCTTAATTTTAACGCTCCTCTACCTATTCCTCCGATTCCAACTCTTCTTATAAAATTAATAAATTTCGAGACATTCTGTAATATAAATTGACCTAATCCTCCAAATGCTTTAAATAGAAAACCACCAAAGGTAACTCTTGTTAATAAGAAACCCAATCCTTTAACCAGTCCAAGTATTTTACCAAAACCAACTGTAAAACCTAAAGTAAGTCCACCAATTAATAATAAATCTTTGATAAATCGGTCTTTAAATTTTTTCAGTGCGTCAATATTACCTTCTGAATTTAATTGTAAAAAAGTAAGTGCTTGACTTGTTAACCATCCACCAGCAAGATATAACAATGCTTCACCTAATCTTCCTAAAATTCCTCTTGCTACTTGAGATACTCTTCTAACTGGAGCTAATAATGCAAATTGTATTTTTTTCTCTAATTCACTTTCTTTCCCTTCTCTTAAACCTTGCTCTGCTAATTGTGCTTCTCTTTTTCTTTTAGCAAGTTCTTTTTTTCTCTCTATATCATCACTTATCGCTAAATTATCCTTGATAACAGTAAGAGATGAATTAATACTTTTTACTTGATCTGATATTCCTCCAAGTTGCATAGAAACATTAGATAATGCTAATGAATTTTTTGCAATCAAATTTGATGAAATGCTATCACCTTGCACTTGAGATGGAGCTTGACGACCACCAAAAATATTAGAGGATATACTTCTTCTAATACCTCTAATACCTCTTCCTATTGGTGATGATAGTCCTTGTTCCTCATCCATTACGTTCTTGTTGTGCTTTTAGATTTTCCTCTTCAACATATTGTTGTAAGAGTGAGACATAAATTTCTCTCTCCCACGGAATCATATTCTCAAGTTCAGTTAAACTATATTTATGGTGCTGCATCATGGCAAAATTTAATTTAAAGTATGACACTAAATCCTCGTGTGCCATACTTATCCGAAAAAATTCTGCAGCCCCTCTATTTTAATTTCACTTTCTACATTTGTATTTGGGTTTGTAACTTTAACTGTATGAGATAATTTAGGCATTGTCTCAAAGAACTTTTCAACTTTTTTAAATTGACTTGAATTTAAAGATTCAACAAATGTTGTTAACTCTTTTTTCGTACATTCTTCAGATGCCCAAGATTCCTCTTCAGAATAAACCTGATCAATACAGGATGCAATTAAATCAAAAGTATCATCAACACTCATTTCATCAATAGCACCAAAATTATTTTTAATAAATTCAGTCAATGATGGATACTTCATTCTTAATGTATAAACACCATCTAGTTCAATATCAGTTGAATGATTTTCATCTTTCTGAACCTTAATAGTGTCAATATTAATTGACATAGGAACCTGTGTCTTTTCATCATCAGGACAAGTAACCATCACTTCAATTTGTTCGCCAACGGATTTACCACGAATATTTAAAAACAAATATTCAATATCAAATGTTGAAAGTCTATCGACTTTAATCCCTTTTGTTAATATACATTTTGAAATAACATCTTTGACAGATCTTGCAATCTGTTTTGTGTCTTGAGATTCCATTGCAAGAATAAGAATCTTTTCTTCCTTGACTAGAAAAGGTCTATATTTTATTTTCCTGTTTGATGATGGAAGAATCAACTCATATGTTGGAGTTGAAATGGTTGGTAAAGGCATAATAATTACTACACTTCAGTTAAAATTATTTATAGGGGTTTTCAAAAACTAATTATTGTATATTGTATATTGTATTTCCTAAAAGGTTAGTAGTGCCAATTGTGCTATCTGAACCAGTTACTGTTTGATTATTTACAAATCCAAATTGAGTTCCTTGATTTAATAGAGATAATCCTCCATAATTTGGATTAATTATATCACTTAATGCTTTATCATTATTATAATCAATATTAGCATTACCAGTTCTACCACTAGTATTATTTAAATCTAATCCTAATGCTCTTGCAAGTGATGACGACTCTCCACAAATGTAACGGTCAAATGAGAAAGTTGCTGTTGCTTTTAATACTTGTGAATTTTGATATGAAACTCTTGTCGAATTAAGTGAAAGAGGAAATAAACCAACAAATCTATATTCTAAAAATTGGAAATGATTTCTTTCAAACTTAACAACTCTTGTGTCATTTGATTTATAATCAGATGGATATGCCATTTTGAAATGATAAGTATCACTACTTGGATCTCCAGTTGATTGTCCTGATATAAACTCCATCCAATGTTCTAAAAATTTAAGTGACTTATATTCATTATCAACCATAAAATCAAAATTCACTTGGGTAAAGTTACGAGTATGTGCAAACTTTTCAATTAAACCTTGAGAATCACCAGCAGTATTCAATGCTGCCATAGCACTGCCTGGTAAAACTGCATCACTGCAAAGTAAACCTACATTATCTGCAATAAAACGATCATTTATTCCCTTCTTTCTTAAAAATGTACGACACCCTCCCCTTGGTAATACAAATTTAACAAGAAATTGTGATGTTTGTGCTACGTTCTGAATCTTTGGTAGTATGTCTGATATGCTTCTTGGTCTTGGTGCTGGCACTCTAAATACTTCTATAGTATAGTTATTTAGATGGCTTATAGGGGAAAATACTATCCATCCTTTCCCAAAAAGTATAAAGGTGATCCAACTAATATTATTTACAGGTCACTTTGGGAAAGAAAGTTTATGGTGTATTGTGATAAAAATACAAAAATACTTGAATGGGGTAGTGAAGAGATTGCTCTTCCATACATCTCACCTCACGATAGTCGGGTACATAGGTACTTTCCAGATTTTTATATTAAAGTTCAAGAAAACACAGGTAAAATAAAAAGATACCTAATTGAGGTCAAACCACTTAAACAAACGACAAAACCAAAAAGACCAAAAAGACAAACCAAAGGTTACATTCGTGAAGCATTTGAATATGCAAGAAATCAAGCAAAGTGGAAAGCAGCAAGAGAGTATTGTGCTGACCGAATGTGGGAGTTTAAAGTAATTACAGAAAAAGAGTTAGACATATGAGTCGCATAGATCCTATAATGAAAAGATTTATCGGTAATGAAAGTGCCGATGATTTAGCAACAGATATACTCGAAGTATTAACTGAGGGAAGTAATGTTCCTCAAGCAGGAAATTATTATGTCTTCGTATACAATGCAAAAACACCTGGCATTGCATACGACTCACATCCACTTGTTGCGGTGACTGATGTATTTTCTTGGGGATTCAAAGGATTAAATTATCATTGGGGTGAAATGAGACAATATACATTCCCAGAAGTAGTCGGTGGACTGTACCAAGTTGATGAAATGGAGTTAAGAGATTTAAGAACTTTACCATTTGTCAAAATCCTACTAAATAGTTAAAAAAAAGAGGTCGATAATCAATGTCAATGATACCAAGTGGTGGAGATGCAGAATTTTATAATAGTATTCCTAGCGGACCAGAAGTAATAAAACTTAGTGGTAATACCAAGAAAAGTGGATCTGAAACTCTCAGAGATAGTTTTCCTAGAACTCAAGCTTATATGTCATATCCGATTGCTAGAGGAGGTAGAGAACAAACAGGTGATACTCTTTTAATAAAGTGTGTAGAATATACTCCCCCAAAAGATGGTGCACATTTTGGTTTGGATGTTTTAAATGCAACTGCAGAAATAGAACTTAAAGATGGTACAAAAAAAACTATATTAGCAACAGATAAAAATTTAGAAAATTATAAAATTAGTGATGGACAAGGAGGTTTTACAACACCCACCAGAGATACGTATTTTGGATACACAGATAAAGATGGTAATAGACAGGTAAAACCTATGTCAGTTAAGGCAGAATTTACAGATGCTAATACAAGGATTAATGCTAATAAAAAAACAAAATATAATATTGAATTACCCATACCACAAGAGGTAAATGATTCAAACCAAGTCACTTGGGGTGATGATAGAATGAATGCACTTGAACTTGCTGGTTTGGCAGTCGCACAAAAGTTTATGAAAAATGGTGCAGTAGAAGGTATACAAGAATCTCAACAGGCAATAAGAGCTATGATGTCAGGTGTTAAAATACCAGGTATAGAAGGACAAACTCAAAATGCAATCAGAGCAGCGATTTCTGGAGCAGCGATTGGAGCATTAGGTTCAAATGTATCTGCACAAAGTGTTATTGCAAGATCCACTGGTCAGATATTAAATAGTAATCTTGAGTTATTATTTCAAGGAGTTAATCTAAGGTCATTTCCCTATAGTATAACATTTTCACCCCGTAGTCCAGATGAATCTAAAGTTGTCAAAGCAATCATACGTGCCCTCAAAATGTCAATGGCACCAAAAGCAGGACAATTTAATGGAAGTGCTCAAGGTATTTTCTTACAATCTCCTGATTTATTTCAATTAGAATATCGAAAAGATGGAGAATCACATCCATTTTTAAATAAAATGAAACTATGTGCCTTAACTGGAATGAATGTAAATTATACAAATGCTGGAACATATACATCATATGAAGATGGTACACCCGTTAATATAAGAATGGATTTAACATTCAAAGAAATAAATCCAATCTATCACGAGGATTACTTACCAGGTTATGGAGCAGGTGAGGGAGTTGGATACTAATGGCATATTTTAGAGAATTACCAAATATTGCATATCAATCACCACTATCACATAAAAATTCATCAGGTGATTATATTGTTGTTAAAAATCTTTTTCGTAGAATAAAATTAGCAGAATATGTTAAAAGTTCTGCTACAGCATTCAATAAGTTTGTAATTGGAGAGGGTGATCGACCTGATACGATTGCAGAAGTGTTATATGGAGATTCAAGACTTGATTATGTGGTTATTTTAGTTGCAGGTATTACAAATATAACTCATCAATGGCCATTGCAAGATTTTCAAGTGTATGATTATGCTTTAAATAAGTATGGTTCAGAAACAGAAATGAATGCTAATCATCATTATGAAACTTTTGAAATTAGAGATGAACAGGGTCATCAGATTTTACCACCTAATTTAATAGTAGATGCTAATTTTAAAATTGATGGGACAATACATAAGTTTCCAAGCACAACAACATATACTTTAAGGTCACAAGAAGGTTATACTCAACTAGATGATAAAGACGAATTTACTGTTGCTACAGATAATATTGCTCGTGCAGTAACAAATTTAGAGTATGAATATTCTGAAAATGAAAAGAAAAGAGAAATTAATGTGTTAAAATCAGGTTATTTAAATGTATTCATTAATGATTTAAAAGATATTATAAAATATGATAAGAGCTCAAGTTATGTAAATTCTAAACTAGCAATCACTGAAAATACAGAACTAGTTAACCCATAAAAAAAGGGGGTCGTTTGACCCCCACATAATTACTTTGTAATTATTCTTCTGCAAGTTTTGCAAAGTATGATAGTGCATCATCCTCTTCTTCTGCTACTGCAGGAGTTGGTTTTGATACAGCAGCAGTTACTAACTCTTCTGCCTGACCACGATCATTATCTTCCTCTTCAAACTGTGGTGCAGCGGACTTCTTGTTTCCAAGAACATAATCTAGACGAGTCTTTAACTCATCATATGTCTTGAACTGGTCTGGTGCAACAATCTCAGAAAGTGAGAACTGTTTCTTCCAGAGTGTTTCCATTGCATCATCGTCATCAAGTAGAGGACTTTGTGCTGCAAATTCAGAACTATCATAGTTTCTGTATCCTGCAACATTCTTTGCTTTTAACTTAAAGTTAGCACCTTGCCAGAAATCGAATGGATCGATTGCTTCCTCATCCTCAAACTCTGGTTGCATTGCTGCAGTAAGTTTGTCAAAGATTTTCTTTCCATACTTGTATAGAAATACTTTACCTTCGTTCTCAGGATTTGCAGGGTCTTTTACAACATAAATGTTGCTAACATAAGTTAACTTACGCTTCTGCTTTCTTGCTGTTTCTTTTCCAGCATCAGTACCATTGTTCCAGAGTAATGAATTATACTCGGAAACAGGGTCTTTCTGTCCAAGTGTAGTGAGTGAGTTCTCAATGAACCATCCACCAGGTCCTTGGAATGCGTGTGAATATAGTTTTACAAATGGTAAATCTTCACCTTCGGGTGCAGGTAGGAATCTGATAACAGCATAACCGTTACCTCCTTTGTCTACATCTAGCTTCCAGATACGGTCATCAG